GGGGTGATCGATGCCGTCGGGCGGGCCAACGCCGTAGTGCTGGCGAAGGCCGGGGCCTTCATTCGCCGCTCGGCCAAGGGGAAGATTCGCTACGCCAAGGGCGTGTCGAAGCCTGGTAACCCACCTCATGCGCATGAGTCGAAAAAGCACGGCAAGGATTCGCCGCTACGAGAGTTGATCTATTTTGCCTATGACGATGCAACCGGTTCGCTCGTCGTGGGACCGACGCCGTTTCAAGGGCCGGCGATCGCTCCGCGGGTGTTGGAACTCGGTGGGATGGCGCCCGCCAGGAACAATCCACTGAGGCGGATTCGCAAGGTCGGCGACGGTGGGGAGATCCGGATCGACGGTCCGACGTCGCGATCGACCAAGAAAAACCGTTTTGGCGCGCGGGTCACCTACGTCCGACTGCGAACGCAGGCCCAGGCGGATCGCGCCAACCAGTTGCAGGGACTTTTGTACGGGCCGCTTACAATCGGTCCGGTCTCGATCGCTGCCCGACCGTACATGGGGCCTGCACTTCAGGACAACTTGCCAATACTGCCTTCAATTTGGGCAAATTCAGTTCGCTAGCCGAGGAGAAATGAAAGATGTCCATCGACATGTCACTTGACGCCAAGCTGTATCGTGGCGAGGCTGGCCAGACCGCCGCCACCGAAGTGAACACGTGCAAAGACGTTTCGCTGAAGATCAAGAAGGGCGAGGCGAAGATCAGCAGCCGCGCATCGCGATGGGCGCTGGTCAAAGGCGCACTCAAAGAGGCGGAGTTCACCGTTTCCTTTGACTCGAGTTCCAGCGACGCTCACTTGCAAGCTCTGATCACGGCGTTTATCAGCGACACGCCGGTGGCGCTGAAGATTGCTGACCGTGCAAGCGGGCAAGGGCTCGACGCGGATTTTGAGATCCTGGAGATGGACGACGATCAAAAATTGGAAGAGCAGGTCACGATCAGTTTCACGATCAAGCCCACGTACGTAAGCCGCTATCCAACGTGGAGTGCTGGACAAGGTTCGTAAGCATTAGGAGCATCCATCCATGAAGACCTTTCATGATACCGCCGGCCGAGAATGGGCCATTACGATCGACGTCAACGCCATCAAGCGTGTGCTCAAAGCACCGATCGAGTATTTGGGTGAACCAATCAAGGTGAATATCTTGGAGTTGGTCGAGCCAGATAGCCCGCTGCTGAAGAAAATCGCCGACTATCCACCACTGGTCTGTGACGTCGTCTATGCATTGTGCAAGCCGCAATGCGATGAGAAACAGATCAGCGACGAAGATTTCGGCCGGGCCATGGGTGGCGACGTGCTCGAAAAAGTCTTGGACTGCCTGATCGAGGAGACCATCGATTTTTTCCCCGACAGCCGGCGGGCGATCTTACGCAAGGTATTGGAGAAGGGGCGGGCGTTCGACCAGAAGGTGAAATCGCTGCGGGCGACTCGGCTGGCGACGGGGGAACTGGACGCGATGATCGACCAGTTGCTCCAGGCGGAACTCCAAAAGCTCGAAGCACCGCTGAGCAATGGTACTGGTTCTGCTGGGAGCTTGCCGGCGTTATCGGCGTCGATCCCGGACCCAGAACCCTCGCCGAGCTGATGGCGATGGCCAAAGGCCGACAGCAGGCCGAATGGGAGCGAACGGCATTGCTGGCCGCGATTGGCGCGAACCCGTATCGGGACGCGAAGAAACACAAACAGCCGTTCTCACCGGCTGATTTCAACCCGTTCGTCGATCGGCCGCCAAAACCAGAGAAGCCCAAGATCAAGATCAGCGTCGAGTGCCTGAAAGGGCTTTGCAAGAAGATCAATTAGGTCCACATGGCCAAGGAGGATTGCATCGCCATGAAAACGAAAACGCTCTGGCTTCTCGGGCAATACCGATACGGCGAATGTCCGAATTGCGTCTGGGATTTCCAAGGGATTTTCAACACGAAAAAGCAAGCCATTTCGGCGGCTGCAAAGGGCGGGAATCCGTCCTATTTCGTCGCGCCGGTAAAGCTCAACGTGCTTCTTGGTGACGACCCGGTCCCATTTGACGGCTGCATTTGGCCGAACGCGCCAGCAGATTCCACCAATAACCATTCATGATCGCTGATTTCCTATGTCTGCCGCAGGTGCAATTCGAGCCGGTGCCGCCTACGTCGAAGTCTTTTTGGAATCGAACCGCGTCACCCAGGGGTTGGCGGCGGTCCAACAAAAACTTCGCGGCTGGTCGGCCTCACTCAGTCGGATCGGTTCGAGCACCTACGGTGGCGAATTGCCTGAGCCGTTTGCTGCAATCGCTCGGTTCGCCTCTTCACCGGCGGGAATGTTTGCCGGGCTTTTGTCGGCCGCCAAAATGGCCGCATCCGGCGGCAACGCCATGCAGTCGTTGGCCGAGCGGGCTGGCACGAGTGTTGAGGCGATCTCTTCCTTGGCCTATGCCGCTCGTCGGAGCGACATCGCCGTCGAGGGTCTGGCCGCCGGCATCCGCAAGATGCAGGTGAACATCGCCGACGCTGCCCGAGGCGGAAAGACTGGCCAAGAGGTGTTGGCCGCATTGGGGCTTACGGCTGGACAATTGCAGAATCTCTTGCCGGAGGAACAGTTCAAACGGATTGCCGACCGGATCGCCGCCATCAAGAACCCCACCGAACGGGCCGCGACGGCAGTCAAGATCTTTGGCCGCAATGGGACGGATTTGTTGCCGTTGCTCATGCAGGGTTCGGATGGCATCGGTCGCTGGGAGGCCCGGGCTCGGGCCCTTGGGATAACACTCAGCAGTGAGGCAGCCGAAGGGGCTCGACGGTTCTCGTTGTTGTTGGGCGATTTGACCGACGTGCTGCGTAGTGGCGTCGGAGTGATCGGTGGCGCGATGCTACCGTATCTCGACGGCATGGTCACCAGCATCATCCGCATCGTCGCGGCCGTGCGCGACTGGATCAAAGATCATCGGGGACTCGTTGTCGTGTTGTTGCAGGTGACCGGCGCCATTGTCGCTGGTGGTCTGGCGATGACGGTGTTCTCTGCGATCTTGCGAAACATCGCTGGCGGTGTCGGGGTATTGCTTGGAACAATCCATCTGTTGGGTTCGACGGTTGTCATGGTCGGATCGATGTTAGCAACGGCTTGGTCGGCAGCAGCCGGCACGATCGCGGGCATCGGCGCCGCCTTTGCCGCACTGTCAACTGCTCAAATCGTTGCGTTCGCCGCAATCTGGGCTGGCATCGGGGCACTTTTGTACTTCACCGGGGCGCTGGGCAATACCATCGACGGCATCGCGGCCGCTTTCCGCTCCCTGGCCTCCGACTTGATGGCCACCTTCGGCGCGATCGGCGACGCGCTTTCTGCCGGCGACATCGCCCTGGCCGCCAAGGTGCTTTGGGCGATGCTCAAGATGGAGTGGCAGAAGGGCGTCAACTGGCTCACCGAAACATGGATCGGCTTCAAGGAGATTTTTGTCGGCACATGGACAGATGCCGTCTACAACATCGCCAGGATCACGACCAGCGGCTGGGCCATCCTGCAGCAAGGTTGGAACGGCTTGGTGACCGGCATGAGTGCTGCTTGGACCATCTTTACCGATTCAGTGGTTTCCGGTTGGAGTTCCGCGTCGAACTGGATCAGCAAGCGTTGGATCGACCTGATGCAGTTGCTAGGACAATACGATCCCGATACCGCCGCCGGCGCCAAGAGAATATTAGATGAGGATTTCAATCGGGCCAGCCAATCGCGGCAACAGGAGACGCAACAGAAGTTGGCCGCCACTGGCCAATCCTACGAAGATCGTAAGAACGAAATCGAACAGGAGCGGACGGGGGCACTTAAGAACCTCGAAGATGAACGCAACGCCAAGCATCGGGCCCGTCAGGAGCAGTACGCCTCGGACCTGAAGGCTTCGCAAGATGCGGTCGATGCCGCCCGCAAGGAGTGGGACGACGCCCGGGCGGAGGCGACGCGGGCTCGGGCAGCAATGAATGCTCCGGACCTGCCCGGCCGTGCTGCACAAAAAATCCCCGACATCAGCGCGAATCTCGCCGCGGCCAAGGCCAGCGTGGTCGGCACCTTCAGCGGCGCCGCGATTTCGGGACTCGGCACCGGCGAGGGTATCCAAGAGAAGATGGAGAACCACCTGTCCGAGATCAAAACCACCCAAGGAAAGCTCGTCGAGGTGAACCAGAAGATTTTGGACCAGATGGCCAACGGAATGATGCTGGCTTGATTGTTCTGCGGAGAGATCGATGCCCACGATCACGATTTACGAAGGATTCCCCAGTCGAGAGACGGTCTCGGGCGGCGACAGTCCGTCGGTCGTCTTGAACTGGGTCGTGTTGGGCACCAGCGACGATCTTTTGGTCAAGGCAACCGTGCGATCGACCACGCCCACCATCTATTCGGGGCTGTTCCTGCAAACGGTTACCGCCGAAGAGACCGCTCCGGAGACTTGGTCGGCCAAGGCGAGATATGGCGTTCGCAAGCCGCCGCAAAGAAACGAATATAAGTTCAGCTTCGACACGACCGGCGGCCGCCAGAAGATCACGCAAAGCCTCGAAACGATCCATCGCTACGCCTCTCCGAGCACGGGAAAACCTGCACCCGACCATGGTGGAGCGATCGGCGTGACCGATCATGGCGTCGAGGGTTGCGAGATCGTGGTGCCCAAGTTCTCGTGGACCGAGACCTGGCAGTTACCCATCGACGAATACGGTTGGGCCTATTCCCAGGTCCTCAAGGCGATCACGGGGAAGGTCAACGCCAGTCCGTTCCGTGGATTCCCTGCCGGGCAAGTCCTTTTTCGCGGTGGCAAAGGTTCCGGATCGAATAAGGATCCCGAACTGATTGAGATCAGCTACCAATTCGACCAGAGTGACGACATCGAGGCCCAAACGATCGGCGATATTACCGGCGTCTCGAAAGCCGGCTGGCAATATCTCTGGGTGCAGTACCGAGAGCACGACGACCAGGACGCCAAGGATTTTTGCCGCCGGCCGGTGGCAGCCTACGTTGAGAAGGTTTATTACCCAGCGGCATTCTCGGCGCTGGCCATAGGATAGCAGGTCATGGGCGACGACACCAAGCATCTCAATTCAGGTGATCGCTGGCAGCCCGTGGCCAGCG